TTTAAGAATACTAATGACGTTAACTCTCCTCGTCTACCACTCAAGGATTATGAGTTCAATGTTATTGATACCCCTTCTGAGTTAGTATTCGATGATGGGTCTAAAATATTCATGATGCCATGGATATGTACCGATAACTATAATCAGAGTATGGAAGCTATTAAGACTACTGATGCCCAGGTGCTGTTCGGGCATTTTGAGATTGCAGGTTTCCAAATGTATAAAGGTCATGAGAACGATGAAGGATTTGATCCTAAGATATTTGAGAAGTTTGATACGGTTTGTTCTGGACATTTTCATCACCGTAGTAGTAATGGGAACATTAACTATCTTGGAAATCCTTATGAACTTACCTGGGCGGATTTCGAAGACCCTAGAGGCTTTCATATATTCAACACCAGTGAGAGATCGTTGGATTTTATACAGAACCCATTTTCAATCTTTTCTAAAATATATTACGACGATACTAAAGATATAGGTTATACTACAGAAGACTTTGAGAATAAACATCTTAAACTGATTGTAGTTAATAAAACCGATTACTACGCATTTGATAAGTTTGTAGAGAAGATCTATAAAGCTAATCCACTTGAGTTAAAGATTATAGAAGATCTATCTGAGTTTGAAGCTGATGCAATGGGTGACCAGGAAGTAGATCTAGAAGATACTGTTACATTACTATCACAATATGTTGATAGCTTAGATACTGAAGCTGATAAAGCTCGCATTAAGACATTGATGAAGACGTTATATGTTGAAGCGCAAAACTATGAAGTGTGAGCATTGGTTTCCTACACCAATTTGGTATGGTATATATGAAAATATTTATGAAACACAATATAATAACGCTATTAAATATTGTAAAGAGTTAGCTACAATTAATCCCGGGCGAACATTTAGCAACGCAGGAGGGTGGCAGAGTAACGATCTTTACTATAAGGATATTATTAATACACCTCTACAAATCTTTTTTGACGAAATTAAACCGAAGGTTAAAGAAGTACTTCTTGAACTTGGTATAAAATATGATTACTATATTAATAACTCTTGGATCAATATTAATGGCAAAGGTAGTAAAAATCATCTTCACGATCACCCCGGTAGTAGTGTGTCAGGAGTTTTTTATTTGACAGAAAATAACTCTGAAATTATTTTTGAAAGAAATAGAGATATTAATAGGTATCACATGTCTAATCTGCATTCAAATGGTGACACATTTCTTTCATATAATACCCTAAGCTATACACCGCAACAAGGACAGTACATAATTTTTCCATCTTGGTTACTTCATGAGGTTAAAACAAATAATAACGATAGTGACAGAATAAGTATATCGTTTAATGTTAGCAATAATATATGATTAAATTTAAAGTTATAAGATGGCAAAACTTTTTATCAACTGGCGCACAATTTACAGAAGTTAAATTTGATAAGTCACCTACGACTTTAATCATAGGTGAGAATGGCGCAGGTAAGTCTACTATTTTAGATGCCTTGTGCTTTGCTCTATTCAATAAACCATTCCGTAATATCAATAAGCCTCAGTTGGTTAACTCTATCAACGGTAAGAATATGTTGGTAGAGGTTGAGTTTACTATTGGTAGTAAAGAGTATAAGATATGCCGTGGCGGTAAGCCAACCGTGTTCGAGATCTATCTTAATGGCGAGTTGTTGAACCAGGATGCCGCGGCTAGGGACTATCAGAAGTACTTAGAAGACCAGGTATTGAAGTTAAACTATAAATCGTTTACTCAGATTGTTATCTTGGGCTCTGCCTCCTTTACCCCATTCATGCAATTACCTGCCGCTCACAGACGAGAGGTGATCGAGGATCTTTTAGATATTAAGATCTTTACAGTTATGAATACGGTACTGAAAGATAAAGCAAACGATATTAAAGTTAAGATAACTGATCTTGAAAATAAGATTGACCTTGGTAAGTCTAAAGTAAAGATTCAACAAGACTATATCAAGACGTTAGAAGAAGATAAGCAGAAAAAGGTTGAAGATGTACAAAAACGGATATCTGAATCGAATGCCGAGATTACACATCTTCAGAGTATTGTCGAGGCGGAAAACAGTGAGGCGAGTCTACTTCAATCCAGTATTGTGGACAACACGGAGAAGCGTACTAAACGCACAGAACTGGATGCGCTCCTTAGAAAATTATCCGAGCGAATTAAGACACAAGAGAAACATGTATCGTTTTACGACGAACATGATGTATGTCCGACATGTAACCAGGCTCTGGAAGCGGACGTCAAAGAGAATGCAAAGACGTCTCACCAGCATAAAATTGGTGAAATTGAAACCGCTGTTCAAACCCTTACCGAACAACTTGACGCTATTGAGGCACGACTTGATGAGATTGCTCTGGTCGAAGAGAAAATCGCTGAACATAAGAGCGCTATCATTAGCCTCAACACCCGAATCATTGCCAGTCAGAACTATATCCAGAAGCTTAATCAAGACATCCCGACAGCAGGAGCAGACGTATCTAAGCTTGCTGAAGAGCAATCCAAACTCAAAGCAATTGCTAAGGAAGTGGTCGTTCATTCGGAAGCAAAGAGCGCATTGGTTGAAGAGAGGCACTATCTTGAGATTGCCTCTGTACTCCTTAAGGATACAGGGATCAAGACAAAGATTATTAAACAGTACCTCCCAGTCATTAATAAACTAGTTAATAAGTATCTCCAGGCGATGGACTTCTTTATATCGTTTGAGATAGATGAGGCATTTAACGAGAAGATTAAATCTAGGCATCGCGATGAGTTTAGCTATGCATCGTTCTCAGAGGGTGAGAAGGCTAAGATCGATCTGGCTCTATTGTTTACCTGGCGTACTATTGCTAGAATGAAGAATTCAGCCTCTACCAATCTATTGATGTTGGATGAAGTGTTCGATGGGTCATTAGATATCAATGGAACAGACTTTGTTATGACTATCCTAAATACTATAGGAGAAGATAATAATATCTTTATTATCAGTCATAAAGACGCTTTATTTGATAAGTTTAGATCAGTAATTAAATTTGAGAAGCACCAGAACTTTAGCAGGATTGCAAAATGATTAATAATTATAGTTGGAATTTAAGTGCGGGAGTCACACAGCCATTCTGTACTTTTAGTGATATTTTTAGTGATAAGGAAATTAATAATATAATTAAAATCGGAGAATCAGAAGTTCTAGAAAAAGGACAGGTTGGAAGCTCCGAAGATGTTGAGGGTAGTTTAAATATTAATTTAAGAGATTCACATATTTCTTGGATTTCTTCTAGTAATCCATCTAATCATTGGCTATTTAGAAGACTTACCGATGTTATTAATGCAGCAAATAAACAGTTTTTTAATTTTAATTTAGAAAAAATTGAATCACTACAGTATACTATATACAATGAAGGGTGCTTTTATAAAAAGCATATGGACATGCAAGATGATCATCCGGGGCATGCGGTTAGAAAGTTAAGTTTTTCTCTTCAACTAATAGAGGAAAATGAGTATGATGAAGGAGATTTGGTCTTATGTTTATCTTCGAATCGTCATATGCTAAGAAAAAAAGGGACTTTAATAATCTTTCCTTCTTACATGATACACGAAGTTACAAAAGTAACTAGAGGTACAAGAAAATCTCTAGTGGGATGGGTTGAAGGTCCGCCATTTAAATAAATTTAAAAAAATTTTTATGATAATAAAAAAAAGTGAACTAAAGCTAGTACCTGCTAACGAACATCCTTTAAGTATTGCTGATGATGTAAACTTTAGTAAAATAGATGCATCGATGCTTACTAACGTTATGCTAGATAGAATGACTGAGATGGGAGGGGTTGCTTTATCTGCCCCCCAGGTTGGACTAAATATGTCAATGTTTGTAATGGGTATTGATCAGGCCAGGGTAGAAGTATTTAACCCAACCATTACTTCTTACTCTAAAGATGAAACGTTGATGAATGAAGGAAGCCTTACATACCCTGGTATTTCAGTTATCGTAAAGAGACCAGCATCGATCACTGTGCAATATTATAATAAAAATAATGAAATACAACATCACGAGTTTCAAGGGCTAACAGCTAGAATCTTTCAGCATGCTTTTGATCACCTACAGGGTACTACTATTAAGGAAAGAGTATCTAAACTGAAATGGGATATGGCTACCAAGCGTCTTAATAATTACAAACAAAAACTAGTCAAGAAGTATACTCAGAAAAAGCTTCTTGAAATTAAGAAAGCAATGGAAGAACAAACAAATGGCAATACCTAAAGAATATCTAGACTCTGAATTTGATTTTGGCTTTACAACCGAAGATACACAAGAAATTATTAACACCCATGCTGCTACAGCTGCCGATTACCAAGCAAAGCTCTTACAGGTTGAAAAATTAATTATACCTCTTCTTGTTAATTTAATGAAAAATCCTCAAGTAGATACAATTAAATGGCCTGGGCGAGCACCTATTATAGAAAAGCAAATAGAAAAGATCTTAGCTATTACGCGCTCTTGATTTTCTATGCTCGTCTATATGATAGAGACCAACCTCAATTGAGTCATAATCTCTCCCTAATGTATACCCAGGAGGCAGATTGTTTCTATCTCTGACTCTTGTCTCTTTATCTGATTTAGGATCGTATGCCCAATAAGAGTCTTTGGTATGCTGATTACCTAACTTCTTCTCTGCCATTGCATCTTTGGTATTATCGCTGTGCTTCTTACCCTGAAAGTTGGATCTACCTTTTAACCCAGCTGATATCTTCAGCCTTGTGGCCTCGTCTCTAGGCTTACCCATCTTTGCCTCAGACATCTTTCGTCTGGTCTCTTCTGACATTGGTTTACGAACATATTGATACCACTCAATAAACTCATACTTACTGTAACTACGTAACAGTCTGGTTCTTATAATGTCTACAGCAGAATTATCTTTAATTGAGTTAAGTAACTCGTAACGATGGCCATACTTAATTCTCACCTTGTCAACAGGCTGGTCAGAAATTAGAATTGTCTTTGTTACGTCGTAACAGTAGAAGTGAATCATTAAGTAGTATATAATTGTCTTATCAATATTTAGGAGTCAATTATGTTTCCAGCTGGTAAGTACTATGTAGGTGATTTGTGCTATGTAATGCATGATGAATGGGATGAAGTATGTGGTCTGTTCTTTAAAGGACGAGATGACCATGGTTGTAACCAAGGTATGTTTGAGTTGAAGGATGGCCGTAGGTTTGCATCGTTTAATACCAAATGGGGTGATGGAAGCTATCGAGATCAAAACGGAGAAGAGTACGGTGTTGATGCCGGCTTGATTGGCTGTATTGCATTGAATGATATTGACTTAAATGCTGATGGTAATTCTACCCGAGGCGGTCAGATTATTCAATTTGATAGTGACTTTACCGTTTCAGGAGGAGATCGTTATGAGAATCGCCGTGATTGGGATGGAGAAATTCGTATCGGTCACATTGTAATTAAAACTGATGATTACGAAGATTAATTAAAGGTATTAATGTTCTTTTTTAAGAAAAAACCAATTGTAATCACTTCATTTATAAGTGAAGAGCATAGTGCTATTTTTGAATACTCTCCTATCGTTCCTGCGCAAAAAGTAATCCCTGAATGGTGGAAAAGCATGGATCCGGGTGTTTTCGATTGGGCTGAAATGGAAGGGGTAACAAATGCAAAATCTTGTATTGGTATTATTAACACAATTCGATCTGGTCTAATTCTTCCTCTTTGGTGTGAAGTTGCAATTAAAACCGATGATTTAGGAATGAAATATTCATACGCAGATCGTAAATCATATGCTTCTATACACCCTAATAATCAAGCTCCAGGCTTTTATGACGATTATTATGTCTTTAAATTACATTCCCCGTGGATGATTAAATGTTCAGAAGACAATATTAATTTACATTTTGGACAGCCATTCTATCATTCTACATCCCCTCTTCCTTATTATACTCCCCCTGGTATTGTATCTCCTACAAGAAAAGCATATTCTACTAATATTTTTATCTTCTTACCAAAAAAAATAAAAAACGAATATATTTTAGAAATTAATACCCCATTGCTTCAAATTATACCGATGACAGATAGAAAGGTTGAATATAAAACTGAAGTACTATCTGCTTCTGAATTTTTAAAACAGCGTGATAACGTAAGTTATAGAAATGTTTTTTTACGCAAAGGTATTAAGCGTAAATTATTTTAATATAAATATATTATAATTTACGGAGAAACAATGAAATCATTTAAATCTATCAGAGAAGGTTATTCGGTTGAACCTGGAGTATCGGAAATTAACGATGTTCCGGAAGATCCGTTATCTTTTGTAGAGATCAAGCCTAAGAAAACTAAAGTGGTTAAGGGAGATCTTAAAGAGGCAGTCTCTGTCAAGAAAGAAAAGCATTCATGGGGAACTATGATGACTGTTCATCATGGCTCTGACACCTCCTATCCTCTTCACCCAGAGCACCAGTCAGCTATCAAGAAGCTAAGACCTGGTATGAAGACAACATTTAAAGATGAGACTAACTCTTCTGTTCATGCTCACCGTGAAGGCGATACAGTTCATTTGACTCGTCCTAAAACTGGCAGTACTCTTACTTCATTGCCATATCATCACTTTGATACCTCTGAGCATGCTAAGCCTGCTGATAAGAAACCAGCCGGGGAATATGAACGCAAGGTAACTGATCATCTTAAAAAAAAATACAACGAGGAAAATATGGTAGAAACTAAAGGTGCCCCTAAAGGCTTTCACTTTACCAAAGATGGAAAGCTAAAACGCGGAGACGCTAATCAAGATGGAGACGGAGGGCCTATGCTTCGTTCTGATCCTTTAGATAAGCAACGTAATAAAATACCTGCTGTCTCAGAAAAAGTAGAACCAATTACATCTAAAGATATTAAGATAGCCGTTGGTGTAGCTAAAGATAAGCGCTATGCCGGTGGTAATATGTCAGGAGCAGTCAAGACAATGGAAAAGATGAAACCCGGTCTCTCCAAGCACCCAAGAGTACAACAAGTTCTTAAGTCAACCAACGAAGGTATTGACTTCTTAAAAATATGGAACGGTATCAAGCCCGTACATGAAGAAATTAAAACTACCCATGAAGATCCTTTAGTTGTTACTAGGGATCAAGAAGGTAATATTCATACTCATGCTAATCTCTCTGTTGCCAATGCTATTCATGGTACAAATGTAAAGCATCAAGCCATTCATACTAATAAAAAAGTTCAGGATGGTAAATTTACGTTCGAATTGTCTAAGCACCATGCAGGCGCTTTGAAAGAAGATGCCCCCTTCGATCCAGTTGCTCATAAGAAAGAACTAGATAAATTGATGGGTAAGCACATGGCTGCACATACTGAAACTTCTAAATTAATCAGTGCCAAGGCTCCACAAGAAACAATTAATAAAGCTCAAGAACGCAATAATGCTATTAAGCAAGAGATTCGTAACCATAAAGATAAAGTTCCTAAAGGTCCTATTCCTAAGCCAGGAAGTGCCGCTGATTACTACGCCAGTAAGAAGCCTGGGGAGTATACAGGAGATTAACCAAACTGCCATTTGGTCCTTTTAGCCCGGTCTTCTATGGCTGGGCTTTTTTTTAGCTATTATAATACTATTATTGTAGGAGAAAATAAAATGGATGAACAAGCTAAAATTAAACATTCTAAACGTATCTTACAAAAAGAAAATTACGTTAAGAAGCAAGTAAAAATAGCCAAAGCAAATAAAATACCAGTAGACATACCTCACAAGCTTCAAGATCATGCCGCCGTTAACTGTGGTGATCCTACATGTACATTGTGTGGAAACCCGAGAAAGGTATTTAAAGAGCCTACAGTTCAAGAGAAATCTTTTAAACAAACTCAATTATGGATCGATTAAAATAAATTATGTTATTCTTTTTTAAAGAAAAGCCAATTGAGATAATATCTTATGTTGCATCATCCTACGCCTTTGTAAATGAATTTTCTCCAATAGTACCCGCTAAGGAAATTTATCCTGAATGGTTAAAAAAAGTTCCTCGAAGCGCCTTTGATTGGAATATATTGGAGCCGCGAAATACAGTAAAGTCATGCCCAGGTATTATAAAAAGTATTACAAATGGGTTTATAGTTCCGATGTGGACCGATTTAGCTCTTGAGTATGATTTAGCTGGATTTAAGTGGGCATTTGCAGATAGACGCTCTTCTTTAGAGCGTCATGGTAATGAGAGTATCCCTGGATATTATACTGATTATTTAATCTTAAAAATAGTATCACCGTGGTTACTAAAGTCTCCTGTAGATCTTCAATTAACATTTCCTTTTCTTTATCACCCTAAACCTTTTCCGATTCATATTTCTCCAGGTGTACTTCCTTTTGACGGTGCAGATACCGGACAAATAAATATTTTTCTTTTTGCAGAAAGAAAAGAAGAAGGAGCAAGGGTAATGATAAAACAAGGAACTCCGCTATTGCATATTTTACCTATTACTGAGCGTAAAGTAACTATTAGACATGAAGTAATTTCTACCGAAGAAATGATAAAGAAAAAGTCTTCAACAGGAGCAAATACCCATTTCTTTAGTAAAGGGATACGCAATATGGCTTATAATAGAAAAAAAAATAAGACTTGACGTAACGATTGAATTAGGTTATAATAACGTATTGATAAGGAGATATGATGCGTTATTTTTTTAATGATGTTGAAGTTACTGAAACTGATTACAAGGAATTGATTTCTAAGTCAACTCCAGATGTTCCTGCTAAATTTGTTATGACTGCTCCCGTAGTGAAAGTCGACCCTAAAACTAAACCTATGCCTAAGAGGAGTGTTGCAAAGCCTGCTTCTTCTGGCTCATCTAAAATCGATCAAGCTATTGAATTGTTTAACAACAATCAAGGTCTTACCGATGCACAATTTATTACTCTTTTCCAGTTAAAGCTGGGCGATATCTCTAAAGGTAACGCCTCTATTTACTTGAAGAAGGTGAAAGAAAGAACTAAATGAGAACTATTTTTCTAGATATGGATGGGGTAGTAGCGGACTTTGACACGTTTGCCTCTTCCCTTCTAGGCCGCCCGGTAGGCTGGCATGATTCGAAGCACGATCTTACTACAGAAGAGTGGGCTAAACTCTCTTCTGTAGATCGTCTTTACTATCAGCTTCCCCTCATGCCTGATGCAACGAAACTTGTTGCATATGTAAAGAGCTTATCTACAAGATTCAATGTGCAGTTTCTTACTGCCGTACCTCGTCGTACTACTATGCCATCAGCCCGAGACGATAAGCAGGCCTGGGTTGATAAGTATTTCCCTGGTATGAGAATGGATATCGGTCCTTACAGCCACGATAAACAAAAATGGTGCTCTCCAGATGATATTCTTGTTGATGATCGTCCTTCTAATATCAAGGAATGGGATGCCGCCGGAGGTATCGCTATCTACCACACAGGAGATGTGAGTGCTACGATTAAACGTCTTAATGAGGTAATCTGATGGATGAGGATTTTGACTTTAATTTTCCTATGGAAATAGACTTTGAGAAGATACTGAATAATAATAGTATACTTCCTATGGTTAGGTTGCTTGCCGCCGATCTAATGAAGAACCCCTACATGTCTATAGGAACGTTTCTTCAAAGGGCAAGAGCTGAGGACCTTCAATTGATTCTAGAAGCATCGGAGGATGAAGAGGACGAGAGGCTCAGCGATATCCTTCTCCTGGCAGAGATGTTGGCTAAGGCGGAAGGGGTAGAGACTGAATGTATTGAAGACGTGTATAAGCATTTGAACTCGTTTATTACCCTTGCCGCTGTTGCTTCCCTAGAACGTAAAGGTCTTATTCTGGCTGATTATGATGTAATGTCATTCGGTGAAGAGTATGCACACAGCACCATAGCAAAGAGGAAGCCAAATGTCTGATGGGGGTAAAGGTTCTAAGTCTCGACCTCTGGGCGTCGACTTTGATAAATACTGTAGTAACTGGGACGCTATTTTTTCTAAGTCTCCTAAAGAAATAGACGACGCAGTTATAGAAGACGAAGCATTTAAACTAATAGAAGAAAGAAACAAAAATGTTATATCAGATCAGAAGCCTGACTGATAGCTTTTTTAGTTTGTTAAATCAAGACCCCGTACGCCCCCACATACCACATACACAAAGATTTGGCGATAGCAAGGACA